GGAATCTAACCGGCGTTACTTACGGGGTTTAACTATGAGTTTTCAGATTAACGGCACGAAGCTAGAGCAGACATCCTCACCCGCTTATGCGACCGACCTTGTGGGCATGGCCAACGTGGTTTCTACGGGCTATCAAAACGCCTTAATAGATACGTCATATTATACTGGCGGCATCAAGCTGAACGGCGATTTTATCGTTGACCGACAACTGATAATCGACAGGCTCACTATTACCAATCAGGCCGTTGATAATATATATCTAGGCATCGACCACCTTGGCAATGCGGGAAGGGCCGTGAACCTGACGGTTCTTGGGCGAACGTCTCTTGCATTTCCGATGGCACGTTTTGGCGTTGTGATGCGTGATTCGTCGATCAGGTCACAAGGTGGGCTTGGTTATTACGGCAGCGGGCCTGTGTGGGACATGGACAACAGTCTTGTGACAGGCGAAAACAATTTCACCTTCGGATCGAGTTCCGGTAGCATCCTGCGAAACTCGTCCGTGGGCGGATTCGGATCTCACGTCTTTTTTGGAGACCCGGCCGAAACAGTGGGGTTCCAACTGCTGTCTTGGACAAACGACACAATGGCTATGATAGATAATTATGGTGGAACAATATCCCTGTCCAAGTTTACGGCTCCTGTATTCTATACTCAACGGCGCGGCGCGTTTGCGCTGACGGATTGCCGCGTCACTAAAAACTTCAGGATCGGGGTTGACGGCATGCGGGGCGCTAATGCCCACTACGCATTATTGAAAACGATTGCAACCGCCGCCATTGGCGAGAACGCCAATGCCAGCACGACACGCTATATCTACTCTGCGGACGGGTCAGTCCTGCACAGCGGCGCGCTAGACGCTGGCGGCGCGTCTAGCGATGTTGTTCAGTGGGGGAAGATATACACGCGCGATCAGCCGCAAAACTCGACGATTCTTCCGGCACAAGCTAACAGCAACAGCCCACAGTGCCACCGCGCTGGGGAATACAAACTGCCGCTCAAGATAGCCCACGTTAGCTATTCGGGTGCGCTGGACGTTCTTTCCGGCGTCACGTTTGACATTTCAGCCGAAGAATACGTCGAGGACTATAAGCTATCGCCGAATCTGGTTAATGACGCAAACGTGAGCGAAATGGACAAAGCAACCGTCGATGCTTACTCAACCATTGACAGTCCCGGCGAAATGTATGACCGCGCCAAGGCGTATCTTGTGGACAATTACAGCGGCCAAGCCGCAACCATCATTACGCGAAACGGCGCACTGATCGACGCTGGTGGCTACAACGTCACCATTGACGCCACGGCTTCAAGCGCGTTTGCCTTTGATAATACCACGATTACAATCAAGGCAAGCACCTATACCGGCGACATGACCACGACAGGCGTGATTACGCTTGCGAATGGCGCGACATTCGTCGGCACTCGGACAGACGCCACCGGCACGGTTGCGCCTCCGAAGACCGTCAGCATCACCAATATCACGGCGGGTTCGCGGTTGCAGATTTACAACGTGACCACCGGCTCCGAGATCGTGAATGATGTGGTGGCGGGGACAGCCTACAACGCGACCTACAGCGAGGGCGCAGGATACAGCGAGGGCGACACCGTGCGAGTGCGTCTTGCCTATGTCAGCGGCACGTCTGCAAAATTGCCATTCTCGACGCTGGTTATTGCCGGGGCTCCGGGCTGGTCTGTTCTGGCGGCGCAAAAGGATGATGCTGTCTATAACTCAATCGGGCTTGATGGCAGCGCGGTTTCGGAGTTCACGGCTGATTTTCCAAACGTGCAGATCGACGTGGCTGACGCTGATGGCGATACGCGCATTGACCGGCTTTATTCTTGGTTCGCCCACACGCAAGCGTCGGACGCGGACGGCATCCGCCTTTGGTTCGACGGCATCGTCGCGGAGGATGACGCCAATTTCCGAATTGTCACATCCACACTTAACCTGTACATCGACAACACCGCGTCGACAGGCGTGGCGTTCACCGATGGGCGGCGGCTGTATCGTGACGACGGCGCTTCACCGCTTGTCCACACCACTAGCGGCGGCGGCTCGATCACGTTTTTCGTTGGCAAAGTGTTTACTGTCAGCACCGCCGCCCCTGTCATCACCGGCGACATTTCGGCTGTCCCTGCGGCAGTCCAGAATGGCATGACGGCGCAGGGCTACACCACAGGCCGGGCGGCCAAGGTTGACAATCTGGATGCGGCGGTTTCCAGCCGAAACGATGTTGCGCCGGACAACGCGAGCATTACAGCAATCAAGACAAAAACGGATGCGCTTCCCACCGACCCGGCATCGGAATCGGCGGTGAAGTCGGCAGTCGAAGAAGCGGCGTTTCTTTAGGGGGCTGGACATGAACGAATCAGAGAAGACCATCATCGACATGACCGCAGGGGCTACAACCGCCGCAGCGTGGCTTAGCCTCATGCCGGACGCAGTAGCGTTGCTGACCGGCGTCTGGGTTATAATAAGAATTATCGAAACCGAGACTGTCAGAAAATTGACCAACAGGAGAGACCAAGATGCAGAAGCCGATCAGCAATGAAGAATTGACGCGCACCATTGAGGCGTACCGCGAGGCCGACAACAACGCGAGCGCCGCAGCTAAGGCACTTGGTATCCCGCGCTCGACGATGCAATCGAGGGTGAGGGCCGCGCGTGCAGCCGGGCTGATGACGTCGCCGAATGTCGAGTTCCCGGCTTTCGTCGGCGGCGATGATGACACGCCCATTGAGGAAATCCTACGCCGGAAATCGGCGGATTTTGAGCGCACTTTAAGCGCGGCCAATGCGAAAAAGTGGTTCACGATCAGGCTGAACGAGAGCAAGCCATACGGCTTGATGCTGTTCGGTGATCCTCATATTGATGACAACGGCTGCAATATGCCATTGCTACAACGTCACATTGAGGTCGCGCGCCGTGACGGCATTTATTCCGTCAATATTGGCGACACAACTAACAACTGGGTCGGGCGGTTAATGCGCCTTTATGCCGATCAGGACACGAGCGAAAAGACCGCCAAGCGGTTGGCCGAGTGGTTCATGTTCGATTCCGGCATCACCTGGCTCTGCTGGGTGCTTGGCAATCACGATCTTTGGAACAGGGGCGCGGAGTTCCATAAGCGCCTTGGCGTCGATCACGTCCCGGTGCTTGACTGGCATGCGCAATTCAAGATTGCGCACCCCGGCGGCTATGAATTGAAGGTGGACGCCGCGCATGGGCGCAAGGGAAATTCTATCTGGAATAACATTCACAGCACGTTGCGCGCCGCGAAGCTAAATGAGCATGCGGATCTATTCGTGACCGGCCACACGCATAATTATGCGATGGAGGACATTGAGATTGCCGAGCGCGGCACGTCCGCTTGGCTGGTGCAGCTTCGTGGCTATAAATACATGGACAGCCACGCGCTATTGCATGGGTTCGCGGAGCATCAGCGCGGGTCGTCCGTTCTGGCCGTGGTGGATCCGCGCAAAAATGCGCGCACGCGCGTGATATGTTTTGAGGATGTCGAACAGGGCGCGAATTATTTGGAGTGGTTGAGGAAATGACAGACAAGCTGATCGCTATGTTGCGCCACCATGAAGGCGCGCGGGCTTACCCATATAGATGCACGGCGGGCAAGCTCACTATCGGCGTGGGCCGGAATCTTGATGACGTTGGCCTGTATGATGATGAAATTGATTACCTTCTGGCGAATGACATTGATCGCGCCAAAAAGGCCGCGTCGGCTTATAGCTGGTTCGCCGATCTGAACGAGGCGCGGCAGGCCGTGGTCATCTCAATGGTCTTTAATCTTGGGCCAAAGGGGTTTTCAATGTTCGCGAGGATGCGCCATGCGCTACAGGCTGGCGATTACGCAACGGCGGCAGCCGAGATGCTGGACAGCAAATGGGCGGATGACATAGGGCCGGGCCGATCTGAACGGCTGGCGGGGATGATGATTGCGGGAGAATGGTGATGTTAGCGATTCTGGGCAAGATTTTCGGATCGGGCGAGGTTATCAAGCAAGGCATGAGCCTTATCGATAATATGGTTGTGACAACCGAGGAAGAGGTCGCGGCAAAGAGCAAGGCCCGCGTTGATCTTCTAGCCGCCTACCAGCCATTCAAGCTGGCGCAGCGCTGGCTTGCGCTTATGTTCGCCGGGATGTTCCTGTTCATCATGGCTAACGGCGTCGTGGGGGCGCTCTACGGCGTCATCGACATGGGCAACGTGGCGGCGGCTAAAGAGTTCGCGGCAGAAATGTGGCTTGGCGAGATTATGCTGGCAATCGTTGGCTTCTATTTTGGCGGCGGCGCAGTCGAAAGCCTGAAATCCATTCGAAAATAAAAAAAGCCCCGCCGGGCGTAAGTCCAGCGGGGCCAAGTCAAGGGAGGAATAAACAGATCCTATCGCGGTCTGATGTTCCTGTCCAGCCTCATGTTGCGTTTTTTTCAGAGCAGACGACGCTGGCAACGCTGGGCAGGTTGTATTTTCCCGCCGCCTCTTTCCGCACCTTCGCCTCCTTTTCTGCCGCGAAACGCAGACATTCCATGCGTGTTCGGAACAGTTCGGGGTGCGTACCGATCCAGCAAGGATTCGACGGCGCGCCGCCGGGCTGAACAATAAGGCAAGCGGCGATAATTGCTTCAAACATTCTGACCTCCATCAAGATTGACCTTTACACCATGCCCTCAACCTGTTTACTGTGTCAATACAGCCGACCGGACGATCCGACCGGCTACCAACAACCAAGGAGGCCACAAGATGGCTATCGCAATCAAGCGCACTGGATCGCTGGCAGCGACGAATGGCGTTAAGTTTCTCGTTTATGGGCAGGCAGGATCGGGCAAGACAAGCCTGATTAGAACCCTGCCCGCACCTCTGGTCCTGTCCGCCGAGGCGGGCCTTCTGTCCATTCAGGACGCCGACATTCCCTTCATTGAAATTAAGACATTCGACGACCTTGAGGAAGCCTATCAATGGCTGACACTGAGCCAAGAGGCGGCAGAGTTCCAATCAATCGCGCTCGACTCAATCAGCGAGGTCGCGGAAGTCGTGCTGGCGTCAGAGATGGCTAACAAGGCGGACCCGCGTCAGGCTTATGGCGAGATGAACAACCGGATGTCGGACATCATTCGGCGGTTCCGCGACCTGCCCGGCAAGCACGTTTACTTTTCCGCGAAGCTGGAAAAGTCCGCCGACGAAACCGGGCGGATGCTTTACAATCCGGCAATGCCGGGCAAGAGCTTGACGCAGGGCTTGCCTTACCAGTTCGACGAGGTTCTAGCGCTGCGCGCGGAGAAGGACACGGAAGGCCGCGTCAATCGCGGGTTGATGTGTGACACGGATGGCCTATGGCTGGCCAAGGATCGCAGCGGCAAGCTCGATCAGTGGGAAGCGCCCGACCTTGGCGCGATTATCGCCAAGATGACCGCGCCAGCGCAGCCGCAAGCGGCAGCACAGGAGGCCGGGCAATGAGCAACGACGCACTGACAGGGCTGGCGGCTGAATGGCTGACGGCCAAAAACGACGAGCGCCGCGCGGCTGAACGCCGCCGGGCCGTCGAGGATGAATTAGCAGCAGCGATGCGGGTCGGCGACGGCACAACCACAGCCGAGACGCCGGGCGGCTACGCCATCACGGCAACCACGCGGATCAATCGCAAGATTGATTCCAGCCTGCTGCAAGAGGTCGCGGCGGAAAACGGCATGAGCGATGCGCTCGGACGTCTGTTTCGCTGGAAGCCGGAAATCAACGCGGCGGCATGGCAGGCCGCGCCAGAGAATATCACGGCGGCGCTGTCGCAAGCCGTGACGGAGACGCCTGGTCGGGCGTCATTTAAGATCATCTACACGCCACAACAGACGGAGGAATCCCACCATGGCTAATCTCGGACAAACATACAGCGCGGATCAACTGCCGCAGCGTGAAGCCTATGAGCCGCTCCCGGCGGGCTGGTATGGCGCGACGATTGGCGATGCGGCGCTTGTGGAGACGAAATCCGGCGATGGCAACTATATCAAGGTGCGCTATGACATCACCGGGCCGGCGCACGCCGGGCGCGTGGTGTTCGGGAATCTCAACATCCGCAACCCGAATCCCAAAGCGGAAGAAATTGGCCGACAGCAGCTTGGCGAATTGATCCGGGCTATTGGTCTGCCCGCAATCTCGGACACTGACCAACTGATCCATTCAAATTGCGAAATCAAGCTGAACATCCGCAAAGACGCACAGTATGGTGACCAGAACGACGTGAAGGAATGGCGCGCGCGTAATGGTGCTATGCCGGGCATCCCGCCGCAGGCCGCAGTGCCGCCACAGGCCGCAGTGCCGCCGCAGGCCGCAGTGCCGCCACAGACGGTCCCACCACAGGCCGCAGTGCCGCCACAGGCCGCAGTGCCGCCACAGGCCGCAGTGCCGGGGGCAGACGTGCCGCCTTGGCAGAAATAACACAGTCGCCCGGCAGCTACGGTTGCCGGGCTTCCCCAAAACCAAACCAAGGCAAAACCAATGACAAAGATTCA